AAGTCGCGTCGATTGGCACTCCTGCCGGTATTCGGGGTTTTTGCTGAAACGTGGCACTCACCGACTAATCCACGTCCTGATCACCGCTTGCGCAGCCCGTCAGGCTCGGGTTAAATGAAAGCAACACCCAAACGCAATCGAAGCGATTCAGCAAGTGCTGCCATTCGTGCGGTGCAGGCCGTGGCGCTGGGGCCGCTGCCACCCCCCAAACATGTAGCACTACGTCCGGGTGATCGCCCATTCTGGGACGGCATCATGAAGAGCCGCGCCCGAGATACCTGGACAGAAATAGATTTATGCACGGCTGCAAATTTAGCACGGACTCAGGCCGACATTGAGCGCCTGCAAAAAGAATTAGATGCCACCGGCTACGTGCTGGGCGACAAGATAAACCCGCTGGCCACACTGGTGGAAACCCTGTCCAAGCGCGTGGTGAGTCTGGCACGTGCGCTGCACGTCCACGCAGTTGCTACGGTGGGCGAAAGTCAAGACGGACGCAAAGCCCTGGCCAACGAGCGCACCGCCGCAGCCACCGAGGATGATGACCTTATCCCCACATTGAAAGCCGTGTGATGACCCGCGCCACCCGTGTGATTCAGTTTCTTGAACGGCACTGTCTCACGCCGGACGGCGCGCACGTCGGCAAGCCTTTGGTGTTGGCCGAGTTTCAAAAGCAATTTATCCGGGATGTTTACGACAACCCGCACGGCACCCGGCGCGCCATCCTGAGCGTGAGCCGCAAGAATGGCAAGAGTGCCTTGCTGGCTGGCCTGATCCTTTGCCACTTGGTTGGCCCTGAAGCCAAACAAAACAGTCAACTGGTCAGCGGTGCCATGAGCCGCGATCAGGCTGCATTGGTGTTCAACCTCGCCGCCAAGATGGTGCAGCTATCACCCAAGCTGGCCAGCATCGTGCGGATTGTCCCCAGCGGTAAGCGCCTGATCGGCCTACCCCTCAATACCGAGTACAAGGCATTGGCCGCTGACGGCAAGACCGCGCATGGCTTATCACCCGTGTTCGCGGTGCTCGATGAGACTGGCCAAGTACGTGGGCCGCAATCTGACTTCATTGACGCCATCACCACCAGCCAAGGTGCCCATGCCGCGCCGCTGCTGATCGTCATTTCAACGAGCGCCGCCAATGATGCGGATTTGCTCTCAATCTGGATTGACGACGCCAAGGCCAGCAAAGACCCGCGCATTGTGTGCCATGTGTACGCCGCACCCGAGGGGTGTGACCTGATGGATGAGGCCGCATGGAAGGCCGCAAACCCTGCCCTGGGCGTCTTTCGCAATGCGGACGACCTACGGGAGCAGATGACCCAAGCGCAGCGTATGCCCTCGATGGAAAACAGCGCCCGTAATCTGCTGCTGAATCAGCGGATCAGTACCGTTTCGCCCTTTATCAGTCCTGGCGTGTGGCAGTCCTGCGCTGGTGCTGTCCTGCCCTTTGGTGACGCGCCCGTCTTCTGTGGCCTGGACCTGAGCGCCCGGACCGACTTAACCGCGCTGGTGATCATTGGCAAAGTCGCTGGCCAGTGGCATGTTGTCCCCCACTTCTGGACGCCGGAGCAAGGGCTACGCGACCGCGCTGCACGTGACCGCGCACCCTATGACGTGTGGCACCGACAAGGCTACTTGCACTCGACACCGGGCGCGACGATTGATTACGAGTTCGTCGCCAGCGACATGGCCGCGATTCTGTCCGGGCTGAATGTTCAAGCTGTGGCGTTTGACCGCTGGCGAATTGACCTGCTCAAAAAGGAGCTGGGCAAGATCGGTGCTGACCTGCCGCTGGTGCCGTGGGGTCAGGGATTCCGAGACATGAGTGTGGCACTCGACGCACTGGAAGCCGAGCTACTCAACGCCCGCGTGAACCACGGCGGGCACCCTGTCCTGCAAATGTGCGCCGCTAACGCGATTGTTGTCAAAGACCCTGCCGGGGGCCGCAAGTTGGACAAAGGACGCGCCACGGGCCGAATAGACGGCTTGCAAGCGATGGCGCAAGCCTTTGGTGTGGCTGCGATGGCCGCTGAATCACAAGAGATTTACGCCAGTGGGGAGTTCACTTTCATTTAACAACCCTAGCCAGCGGGGGCCGTGAAGACGGCGTGGGCTGGACGTGGATTAGTCGGCGAGTGCCACCTTCATGCAAAACCCCGACTGCCAGCGGCATGGTCATCTTGATGGGCGCGGTGGACGGTGGGATACCGTTTGCAGTGTGGCATGCAAGCCTTTCCCGCGCGTGGCTGGCATACTTTAGCTATGTTTATGATAGCTACATGCGCTTATTTGACGCTGGCTAGAGAATTTATTGGTGGATCGTGTAGTACGATAATTAAGATTATCATACATTGCACCTTTTTAATGCTGGCGCGACGGCGAGGGCTGTACCTGTTTTGGGGGTATCAATTTGATCCCCCGAAAGGTTCCTCCACGCGCGCGAGGGCCTACTCCTCACTCATAACCGTTATGAGTGACTTTCTGGGTTCCTCCACGCGCGCGAGGGCCTACTTGATACAAGTGGTTTTATGTTAATCAAAATCCGACATCGTGTCGTATTTGAAAAGCTGTTTTGGGCTGCTTTGACTTCATCCTGAAAAACGGATGTTCTGACTTCAATACGTATCTACCTGATACGTGTCAGAGCCTCAATACAGCTCTACCTGAGCCCTATCCGAGTTGTTCACCGACTTGTTAACAGCGGTTTTTTTATTGTTTTACTTCGTTAAACATCGTTCTGTAGTAATGGTTACTACAGAACTAGCACCGTAGTAATGGTTACTACAGAACTAGCACCGTAGTAGCCATTACTACGGTTGATTACTTTTTAAGCGCAATCCGCATCTGATCGGCCATCTGTTTGAGTGCGTTTTTTGCGTCTGAAACAGACTGTGTAGCGTGTGGTGGAAGTTGATCCGGCACTTCATCTGCTCGCATGGACCCGCTGAAGGTGCCTGTCTTCTTATCGAGCTTCATGCCGGGGCCGGGAATCACGTCAACCTGCGCCCAAACATCATCGGCTGACATATCGCCATTGCCTGACGCTTTCAGTTTGGCCAGCCGCTCGCGCATCTGATCCGGTATGAAGTCGACCACGATGGTGCTTATCACCCTGCTACCCACTCGCACGTCTATGCGCTCGCGTGCAACGTAGACGTTTTTTTGGCCCACCTTGCGTATGCGTAAAAGATGGCTTTCAACGAGCTTTTTTATCGCTGTCTGTACTGTCTTATCAGCCAACCCGGTGAGCGTACAAAGTCGCCTGATGCCCGGATAGCTTTCGCCAGTGTTGAAGTCGGCGTGCCACTTGATAGCGTGCCAAACAGCGAAGGCTGACACGCCTATGTCTGCCGCTAACCCTGAGGTGAACATATCGCGTTGCTGAGTGTAGTAAGTGGTGTCTATGTCACCAAGAATCTGTTTTGTTGCCATGTTGACCCCTTTGATTGATGTTGATTGTAGAATCAGCTTTGCTCACATGAAGATATAAACTAATCATCACATGAAGATAATCTCAATCATCAATGAAAAAGGTGGCACCGGCAAAAGTACGATTGCCACCAACATGGCAACGGCATTGCACCGGCAAGGCAAGAGAGTTGTCCTGATCGACGCTGACCCGCAAGGCACTGCACGCGATTGGAGGGCCGCGAGTCCCGAGGATGCAGACTTGCCCCCTGTCATTGCCATTGATCGCCCTCAGATGCTTACCAGCTCGCTTAATGGCGTCCTGGCTGACATTGCCATCATTGACGCACCCGCCAAGGCTGAGAGCATGGCCGCAGCGATCATCAGGGCCGCCCACGTTGCCATGGTTGTCATCCAGCCGAGCGCCGCTGATGTGTGGGCTAGTGCAGCCGCTGTGAAGCTGATTCAAGCCAAGAGGGCCATTGGCGGGGAGATTGAAGCCGCATTCCTGGTCAACCGTGCCAGCGGAAACACAACCATATCGAAGACCATCATTGACGGCGCATGGAACGACTATGAAGGCATCGAGCAGCTAACGGCAACCATCGGCAACCGGGTTGTGTTCGCCAACGCTATGGCCGCTGGCCTGTCTGTCCTGGACATGGCAGACGCCGCAGCTAAAACAGAAATTCTCAACATCATCAAAGAAATGGAGGCCGCACAATGGCTAAACCCCTGACCATCAAAACCAAGAAAACCGAAGACGTGAGGCCGTCCGTGCCAGTCAATGAGGTGACGAAAGAAACCTCTGTCCGGCTGAACCTAAACATTGCGCCATCGGTGCGAGACGCCTGGAAGATAGCGGGCGTTAATCGGCGCATGACCATGACCGACATGATAGAAGCCGCCATGAGTGAGTACCTTAACAAGAAGATATGAAGATTTGAAGATGTAATGATATGATTGCATCGTCAAATAAGGAATATGCCATGACTGATCGAGATAAAGATCAAATCGCCTTGCACGAATTGAAGGCGAGATGGTGCGAAAAAAACGGGTTTACTTCTGATTCAGCTGAGCATCTGGCCTATGTGGCACAGCTTAAAAACAAGGATGACGGCTCTAGAAACTGGACGGACTACACCTACAACACGACGCTGAAGGCATCTAACCGCCTTGTGAGCCTGTCAACTGAGTTGAATGAGGCCATCGGCGAAGGATGTGATGCGACAAGCCCTGAAGACGTTTTACGCTATCTACGCGAGATCATCAGCATGGCCGAATCAATCAAAGCTGTGATCGAAAAGTAAAGGAAAACATGCAAATCCAAACCTATGACAAACCCGGCAACCTGACCACCTGGGCCGCCGATATAAACGCTGCCCATGCTGATGCTGTGACGCACGCATCAACCGCTATCGACTACGCAAAGAAGGCCGGGGAGCTGCTGCTGAAGGTTAAGCAAAAACTCCCACATGGCGCGTTTGGTGACTGGCTTGAGGCCAACTGCGTGGTCAAGGCCCGCCAAGCGCAGTACTACATGAACGCCGCGCAAGGGAAGGCTATCCCGGTCCGCAAGCTGGCAAATACGCAACCTGCTGCGTATTTGGAAAATACTGCAAGTGCTGCGACCGACTGGACAATCTCCCCGGCCTGGACACCTTCACCTGGTTGCTGGTACATGGCCGTCTGGGATAAGGCTCATTTTTTTGTTGTCCCATCAGTGACCAACCCCGGTTATTTCCATGTGTCGAAGTTGTACGACGACGTGAGTGCAAAGCCGGACCCGCTGCAACCCGACTGGGACGGGGTTAGCTTGTATCAGGGGACAAAGCGCCCGGTAATCGCCACTTTTGTGGAGGAGACGCTGAAGTACCAGGGCATGGCCGAGCCTTCAAAAATTGACTGGTCGGAAAAGAAAAGGACTGGCCTGCCGCGCCCATTTGGTGAGCCTCAAGGGGATGGGTCAATCTGCACGTAAGCAGCGCGCCAACCACCACCCAACAAGCCCGGCACCCGCTGGGCTTTTTTGTTTGTGTCTCATATACGCCAACTGCCTGACAAATAATTTACATGCCACACTGATCGTTTCAACATGCTGGACGCGTTTACAGTGTAAAATCCAAATTGTTGATGTGACGGCATCGCAACTAGAGCCATCAAGCCCTAGCTTTCTCCCTTAAGTGGGGCAGGCCGTCACCTGGAAAGCTAGCACTTGATGGCTTTTTTGTTTCCGTCACATCAACCGGAGTGACTCGCCGCAACGTAACCGGGCCTGTATGGGCTGCCAAGTCAAGAAACACCATCACCAGACGGCTGTAGCAATGGGATCTGATGTAAGGCCGAGCCCCTGTGACCCGCAGGCCCAAGTAGCGAAAGCCAAAGGGATATAGACAGTCTGACGCGAGTCAGAAAAAACCCCCAGCGTAAAGTTGGGCAGTTCGAGGTTTTGGCAGCAATGCCAGATGCGCGGATCGTCGGCAACCACCTGATGATTTTGCAAAGCTCGAAGGTAGCGGAGTGCCACCCGATACGTCACTTAACAACTGGCGATGGTCTGTCGTAAAGGTTTTTTTGAGCCTCATTTGCTCTTTCAAGGCATAAAAAGCCTGAAATCAGCAACAACCCCAAGTCATTGGGTAGGTAGGTTCAAAGGGTAAGAATAGCTACGCCTGTAAGAATTTGACCTGCACAATAGGCGAATGCTCGACGTACTCATATCTGGCCGACTAATCGGCACTCCACAAAAACGACTCGCAAAATCTGGCCATCCATTCGCATCGGCAAAGGTGCGCGCAGCTATGCACGACGGTGCTGTGGTGGTGGTGAGCGTGTCGGCATTCGAGGCCGAGCCAATGGCCGCGCTGCTGGTGCTCAACGAGGGCGATGCAGTCTCCATTACCGGCCCGTTGACGTTGGGCACCTGGACAGACAACGAGGGCAACGCCAGACCATCGGCATCCATGCTGGCCATGCACGTCTTGACCGCGTACTCAGTCAACAAGAAACGCAAGGCGCAACCCGAGGTGCTGCCTGTGCCTAGTCCTGGACAAATGGGCATTTTCTAAAAACGGGACTTGTCCCATTCTTGCCAACCAAGCCCACCACCCGAGTGGGTTTTTTTACGCCTGCAATGGGGTAACGAAACGGCACCCCATCCTGAAGTTTGAAGGAGTTTGGTTTTTCGCCAACGTTTGTTGGCAGCTTGAGAAAGTCACTATCCACCGTGGATAGTGAGAAACCGACCGAGCGCACCTACACGACCAAGCAGTCATTAGCTTGCGTTCCCATCAAATTTATGTTAGTGTGCGCTTACTAACTTGTAGGAAAGTCCGAAGGTTAGACCCACCAACCTGAAGGAAACCTATGACCATCGCAGCAATCCGCGAAACCCGCGCCGCCAAAGTCTCTGACATGCGCCGCTTGCTGGCCACCGCTGAATCAGAAAAGCGCAGCCTCAATGCCGCCGAACAAGCAAACTTTGACGCCCTGAAAACCAGCATCACTGATCTGGAAGCGCAAGAGTCCCGCGCCGCATTCTTACAAGAGGCCGAGCGCCGTGCCCTGGGCCATCCCGTGGGTGACAAAAACGCTGCCAGCCTGGAGCGCGCCATCAATGTGGTGGACGTGATCCGCGCACAGATGGAAGGCCGAGCACTCAATGGTGCTGCTGCCGAGTACCAGCAAGAAACTGAGCGCCGCACCGGACGCAAGGCACAAGGCGTGTTTATTCCAATGGCCGCACTCGAAAAGCGCGCCGTAGTGACCACCGGCAATGCCGCTGAATTGGTGCCCACCATCCAACGTCCTGACCAATACATCGAACCCCTGCGCAATAACCTGCTGGCCCGTAAATTGGGTGTGCGTGTCCTGTCTGGTTTGACCGGCAATCTGACAATTCCAAAGTACGCAACCGGCACCACCGCTGGCTGGGTGGCTGAAGGATCGGCACTGACCGCCAGTGACATGACATTCGACCCGGTAACGCTGGCACCAAAACATGCTGGTGGCATCGTGGAAATGAGCCGTCAATTGATCATGCAATCCAGCCCTGATATTGAACAGTTGGTGCGGGATGATCTGTCCGCCATGCTGGCACAAGCGATTGACTCCGCGCTTATCAAAGGCGGCGGCAGCAACGAGCCAACCGGCGTACTTGCCACCAGTGGCGTGCAGACTGCCAACCTTGCCACCTTGTCCTGGGCCAATGTCCTGGCGATGCTGCAAAAGCTCGATCTGGTCAACGCCAGCGCGGCCAACATCGTGGCCAGCATGAAAGTCAAGGCCAAGCTGCAAGGCACCCTCAAGGCTAGCGGCATCGCGGGCTACTTGATGGAAGGGGGCCGCATGGCTGATCTGCCGGTTTATTTCTCCAACCAAGTGGCAGAAAAAACAGGCACGCCAAACACCGGCAAATTGATCGCTGGTGACTGGTCACAGGTGCTTCTGGGCATCTGGAGCGAAGTAGACATTCTGGTCAACCCGTTCAGCGAAGCCGCATACACCAAGGGCAATGTTTTGGTGCGGGCAATGTCCACGGTGGATATTGCGGTGCGCCACCCGACCGCCTTCGTGTTCGCTGAAGACATCACGATCTAAGGGGAATAGCGAATGTTGGAAATCCGCAGTAATGGCACTCTGTCCGTAAAGGGCAAGACCCTGACCGGGTACGCCGCCGTATTCAATTCTGAAGCCAACCTGGGCGACTTCCACGAGTTGATCCGCCCTGGCGCTTTCGCCAAATCGCTGGCGACGGGTTCCAACGTTCGCGCCCTGTACCACCACCAAGGCGATGCCCTGCTGGGCACCACCCGAGGTGGCACGCTACAACTACGTGAAGACCCGCACGGGCTGGCTTTCACGCTCGACCTGCCTGACACCACCCACGGCAAAGACCTTGCCATTCTGGTGGATCGTGGCGACGTGTCGGGCTGCTCATTCGGCTTTCGCGTTGCACCCGGCGGGGATCGCTGGGCACATCGGGGTGATCAGATGATCCGGGAACTATTGCAGGTTGATCTGCTTGAGGTGACGCTGACCGCTGACCCTGCCTATCAGGACACCTCGGTGGCCATGCGCTCGATGCCATCGTTTTGGGAGCACACCCAGTGCTTTGTTGACCTTAACCGAGCCTGGATTGAAACCGTATGAGCATCATTCAACGTATCGGCCATGCCCTTGGCTTTGAGCGCCGCAGCAACGGAGATAACTACTGGAGCAACTTTGCAGCATTGCAGACTGGGCCAGTCAACGCCAACACCGCCCAAGGCGTCAGCGCCGTGTATGCCTGTGTCGGTGCCATCAGTGAGACGGTCGCAAGCCTGCCGCTGATCCTGTTCAAGCGCGACGGTGAAGACCGCCAACGCGCCACAGACCACCCGCTGTATGCCGTCCTGCACGACCAAGCCAACGAGCACCAAACCGCCCTGGAGTTCAGGGAATGGATGATGGCCGCTGTGCTGCTTCGCGGCAATGCCTACGCCAAGATCATTCGGCGCTATGACGGGCAAGTGTCTGCCCTGCTGCCCTTGTCGCCTGACCGTGTAACGGTGCTGCGCGTCGGGGATGGTGTGGGTTATGAGTACACCGACCACACCGGCAAGGTGGAGCGCCTGCTATCCAGTGAGGTGCTGCACTTGCGTCACCGCCTGGGTGATGATGGTGTGCTGGGCGTGTCGCCTATCACCGCAGCCAAAAGCGTGATTGAGCTTGCCATCAGTGAGCGTGACCACGGGGTCAACACATTCAAGAACGCCACTCGATTGGGTGGCATTCTCAAGATACCGGGCAAGATCAACCCCGAACAAAAAGCAAGCCTAGCGCAATCATGGAGCAGTCAACACGGTGGCAGCAATGCAGGCCGCACTGCCATTCTCGAATATGGCACCGAGTTTCAACCCATCAGCATGACGCTTGAAGATGCCGAGTGGATCGCCGCCCGTGCATTCTCAGTCACCGAGGTGGCGCGACTGTTCCGCTGCCCACCGACCGTAATCGGGGATCTGACACACGGCAATTACTCCAACAGTGTGGAAATGGCGCGCCAGTTTGTCACCATGACATTGCGCCGCCATCTGGTGGCCTGGGAGCAGGCTATCAGCAAGCAGCTACTGACACCGGCTGGACGCCGCATCTACTTTGCCGAGCATCAGGTGGAGGGACTGCTACGTGGTGACGCCACCAACCGCGCCGACTTTTACACCAAGGGCATTCAAGCAGGATGGATGCTCCCGAGTGAAGCGCGCCGCCTGGAGAACCTGCCCACCATCGAAGGGATTGACAATGCAAACACCAACCCTACTGCGTAGACCCATCTTGACGCTGCCCAAGCGCAATGCTGCGGTGCAGTTCGTCAAGTACACGCCTCGCACGCTCAAAGATAAGCAGGACGCCAACGGGCGCACTCTTGCGCTGGACGGCAAAGACTGGCGCACCCTGCGTGCTTATGTCCTGAGTGGTGAGCCATGCTGCCGTCACTGCATCACACGCGGCATCACGACGGTCGGCACCGAGGTCGACCATATCAACAACGACCCGAGCGACAACCGGCTGGTGAACTTGCAGCCATTGTGCAGGACGGCATACAGCGGGTGGTCTGTGGCGCGTTGGCGGTCTTCACCGTCGCGCGTGAACAGGATCAGCGGCA